CTACGCGTCGGCCCTGCCGCAGCGCTTATCCCATTTGGCATTGAAGCGACGCACGCCATGGATCGTCTCCTGCGTATCGCGCGTCGACCATGAGAGCTTTTCGCGCTGGATCTTGCAGAAATCCGACCCAATGAGCTGGGGTTCGACGTTCATGGTGGGCTGGCAGCCGCCAGCCGCCGCAAACAGCATCACGGGCACAATCTTCTTCACAGCTTCCCCCTATCCCGGCACGAAGTCGACCTTTTGCAAAGCGCCACGATTTCGGCGGTTGTGCTCGGCGTCACGACTTCGTCTGCCGCACCAATGGCGTCCCGCGCGGCCTCTTCGACCTGAGCGTTGTGTGTCGCTTCCAGTTTTACGATCTCGGCCTTGCACCGATTGAAGCCGGCGATGCGCTCGCCTTCGACGGCGGCGCCGACGACGATCTTCTCGCGTACCTTCATCGAGGCGTAGGTGATGAAAGGTGCGCCAAGGGCGAATGCGAGAACGATAAGCCTAAGCATAGGTGCCCCCTTCAGCCTCAGAACTGAGAGGGAGACCAAGGATGTGACGGTTGAGACGGCCCGCTTTCCAAAGCCGCGCAAGCCAGAAGCCTGCAAGACTGACGAAAACGGCAACAGCCAGCCACGGGTTCGATTTAACAACGTTCGCAAGTCCATTCAGCGCCTCCAAAACAAGCTGAGCAGCCCCGACATGATCTTCAGCGCCTTCCGGAATGAGCGAGGGGAGCGCCGTCGGGTCTGCGGCAGGGCTCTGCGCCTCCTTAGCGATCGCCGCTGCCGCGCTGATTGCCGTTGCCGTCGCCGATGCCGTTTCCAGCGTGTCTGCATTCTTCACCTCCGTTGAGCCTGCCTTGCGGAGATCCTTCACTGTCGGCTTGACGGGCCAGCGAAACGTGAGCGCTTGATCCGCATCGCGCCAGTCCGAGCGCGTCACCGCATCGCCGCCTTTCAAGCCAGACTGGTTCCCGCCGACACAGCGAACCTGCAGTTTCCCGTTATGAGTGCGGCTCTCCTCGATGATGTTGATGTGACCCTGCCATTTGGAGTTGCCGCGCGGCCAAATGGCGAGTGCGCCACGCTTCGGCGAAGTCTTCACGCCATAAGTAGAGTACGAGCGCGCGAGCATGTTCACATCGACGGGTGTCGTGGGATATCCGCATGATTTGAGGCATGAGCCGACCGCCACGGCACACCAGGAGGTCTCATCGTTATTGACCTCCGGATGCCCGATTTCGTGAAACCAACCGACAATGACCGGATTGTGCTTGTTCTTGCCAGGGATCTCCTGAATGCCGAGGCGAGAGATCATCTCATCGAGCCAAGGAGCTTCAGTGCGCGCCATCGCGAGCCTCCCCATTGCACGTCTTGGCATCGTCCGGAGGGATCGTTGTCTCAAACTCGGCGTATTGCTTGATGATCGCGGCGCACTTTTCGAGTTCGAGGCGCTGCGCTTCGATGATTGCATCCCGTTTGGCGCATTCAAGAACGAGTGCGCCGATGTGTGCTGCAAGCTTTTGTTCGACTTTCATTGAGATCCCCAGCTTTCAAAACGAACGGTGGCTAGACTCCCTGGACTGCGATCGTCGCAACAGACCAGGTTCCCGATTGACTGATGGTGAAGGTTGATGGGTTATCGGCCGATACAGCCTTGACCCTGTTTGCAATCGTGTTGCGAAGGTTGTGCGTCGTGGTCGACACAGTCCAGTTCGCCAACGCGCTGATCTGATTGTTCGAATATCCAGTCGGATATGCGCTGACCGTGTGACTCGTGAATACAATGGCTGTCTTGCTTGCGAGAGCAACGATCCACAGGGTCTTGAACGTTCCCCATGATGGCGTCAGCGATGGCGGATCTGGCGTGGTGCTGGACCCGTTTGTGGTCTGAGCTTCTGGCGTGCCGCTGTATCCGGTGATCCGGTAGCTGGCGTGGGACGATCTCGTCGACGCACCAGTCGATACACTTACAGTGCCCCCTTCCGAGCCGCCGGCGACTTTGTAAAAGACGCTCAATCGCGCCCCTGTGCCGTTGATATCCGTGCAGAGCTGGGTCCAGCCCGACGGCGTCGAGATCGTCGTGTTGTCGGCTGAGACCGACAAGATCAGAAGGTCTCCGGCTGAGATGCTCGCAGGAAGATTGCAGGTGTGGCTTGTTCCGGCAGTATTGTTGTTTCCGCTATTGGTTGCAGCGACCGTTGGTGCGGCAGTCCCCGGCGTCACGGGCCCGAACGAAACACCAGATGTTCCCCTACCGACGCTGCCAGACCAAGAAATGGTCTCTGTGTGGCCGTCGATCGCTGAAGTGACGTCTTTCTGCGCGGCAGCAAACCGCCATGACGCCTCAACGGCCGTGTCGTCGAGCTCAGAGGCCGAGCTGAACCCAACGGCGTTGGCGTTGCCGTGCGTATGAACGTAGAGCGCCGCTCCATTATCTGGGATATCAAGAACGCAGGTCTGGCTCGTGCTGGCGCCTTCATTCTTCGCTTGCGACGAATACCCGGCGGCATCATCGCAATTCTTTACCGTCCACACGTAGATCCCGGCACGCGAGACGCCACCAGAGAAAGTGACGGTGATTGTGCACTGTGAGCCAGTGGGCACCGCGCGCGCCATGAAGCCGCTCGGGTCCCAGTCGGAGGCGCCGGCCGCGACAAGGACGGTCGCCGCGCCACCGTCGATTGTGCCGGAGCTGAGCGATCTGCTTGAACCAGCGCCGCCAACGACACCGACGACAACCAGACGAGTCGAATGCGGCGTGCCGATGTTGACGTTATTGAAGGTATAAGTCGTCAGATCGGTCGTATCGACGGTCGCGCCAATGAATTCGGCCTCGAATTCGGTGCTCTCGCCCGCTTCGCCGACGGCCATAAACCCGCAGAGGTTCGTCACGGTGAGCATCAGTCTGGCCAATGTTCGTTTGCGGTGAAATTTTCCGGCAGCTCGGTCATCTGCTCGAGGCCGTTCGACGCCATGCGAACGGCCTTGATCCAACTCCAAGCTGCATTGATGACGACGAGCTCCTGCAGCTCGCTGGCCGTCAGATCGCGAGCGGGCAAGGGATTGCCGACCTCGTCGATCATCTGCCCGATGACGGCACGCAGGAGCTCGCCTTGGCGTGCGATCATGTTCGCCTGCAGCCAATCGGGATAGCGCGCATAGATCCGCCGCTGCGCTTCTGCCTTGATCTGAGCGGCGATCTCCCCAGACGGGCGAGGGACGACCGCATATGTGATGCGGACGCAGTCCCGCTCGATCGCGACACTGGTCTCGAGCCGCTCTGTTTCCCATCGAAAGGCTGGCTTCTCATCCTCGACTACCTGGCGCAGCAGCAGCCCACCGTCCGGCGCCAGCTTGTGTAGAGGAATTGCCGCCGGATCGTCGACATCACGGTACTGCGCAACCCCGTTATTCTGAATGAGTGCGTACTTCGGCATATCAGTCGTCCGTCGCAGCGTTCGTTGTGAAGAAGACATGGACGCCGTGAAGTCGCGCATCGACCGCCAGCGTGTCCAACCCGTTTGTCGGCGAGCGCGAAATCTGGAACTGCACGATGTCGCCAGCGGCGGGAGTGCCCCCCACGGTCATTGAGCCGCTCTCAGGGCCGATATAGATGTCGTCTGTTGTGCCGCCAGCGTCTGAGGAGTTTGCTGCGGTCCCAAACGCCACATCTCCAGCGTCTCCATCAGAGCAAGCGACTGCACCGCAGTACCAAAGCACACCAAAGTCCGTGGTCGTGGACGGGTGTGACCACACGGGCTTGAATTTGAGAGTCCCGAGATCCCAAGATTTCGGCATAAGGATTGAAAATTGTGCGTACTCGGCTGTCACCGGATCGAAGTCGAGCGTGACGAACATGTTCTTGTTCGTGGTTGTCTCGAGCGTGCCGGTACTGGGGCCGTTCGTCGCCCGCGCTTTCATGGCCAACGCTGGCACCCAAATCGTCTCACGGCCGGCTTTCTTCAGTGTCGTTCCACCGACAGCGACGACGCCTGCCCCCACGCGCGTAAGTGCGGTGTCACTGGCATGGCCGATGTTGACGCCGGCGAACTGCGGCGAGTCCCCCGTGCCCAAGCCGAGAGTGGTTCCAATCGCGGCCGTGCTGGTGTCATCCAGGATGCTGCGTGCCGCACTCGTCACCGTCATCAACGATGCAGTACCGGAGCCGGTAAAGTATGGCGCCTTGTCAGCGGCAGATGTCAGACCGGCAATGGCGTTGAGTTCTACATCGTACGCTTGCACGTCGGTGCCGATGACCAAACCAAGGGTTGAGCGCATAGCCGAAGTTGACGTGTCATCGAGCAGAGAGCGCGCTGTGGAGGTGAAGTCCGTTGTCGCCATCGTCCCGGCGCCGGTGAAATACCCGATCTTGTCAGCGGAAGACGTCAGACCGGCAAACGCTGCAAGCTCTGCATCGTAGGCTTGCACGTTGGTCCCGATAGCCAAACCAAGGGTTGAGCGCGCCGTAGCAGCGTCAGCATCATCGATCAAAGAGCGGCCGAATACGGAGAGATCAGCCAGCGCCGCAGTGCCAGAGCCGGTAAAGTACGGAAGCTTATTTGCGGCGCTCGTGAGGCCGGCAATGGCCGTGAGTTCCCCATCTGCAATGTTAAGGGTCCCGCTGGAGAACGAAAGCATGCTGCCGATCGTCACTTCGCTCCACGCATCAGCCCCGGAGCGGTAGTAGATGGAGTTTGTACCGGTCAGCGCCTCGAGTGCCGCGAGATCGTTGGCGAGCGCGAATACCGGGTCGTCCGCGACACCGTCGGCATTTGTGATTGAGATTCCGGCCGCAGGTGAAACCAGAGATCGCTGAGCCCAGGAGTTGACGCCCGTGCGCACGGCGAGGCCGATCCCGGAAAGCCCCGCAATGGCGTCCAAGTCTGCATCCCAAGCCTGTGCCGTTTCGCCGAGCACAAGCAAGTCCTGCGTGATGTGGTCGATGGCGGCCTGAACGTCGGAAACAGGCACGGCAGGCGTTGGGCTGTAAGGCGTCTTATCTGCTTTGGCCCTATCGATAGGGCTTGTAACAATGCTCATGTCGTACCCTCGTCACACTCCGGCGAAGATGATCTTGTTGAAGACGATCGTCGGCTGAACGTTGTTGTGGGCGGTGCCAGAGCCCGTGCTGCCGCTTGATCCGGAGATCGTGTGCGTATGGGCGCCACTCGACTGCGCACCGGCGCTGACCGTAACGTTGCCGGCACTGCTGTCGCTGCCGGCTGCGATACCGCCAGATCCGCTCTCGTTTGCCTTTGTCGGAATTTCGAGGTTATGCGTGTGGGCACCGCCAGATGCCGTCTCGTAAGTGCCAGCGCCGTGCGTGTGAGCGGGAAGCTGCCCCTCTGTGAGTTCGTGCGTTTCAGCACCGCCGGTGGCACCAAGCGTGGCACCGTTCAAGCCGCCGGACTGATTGGTCAGCCGGTTCGCCGAAGAGCCGCCCATGTCGTCCTTGCCTGCAACGACGCGGCCACGGCAGTCGGGCAGGTTGAACGTTGTGGAGCCGTCGCCGGCGCCATGCGCCGTGCCGATAACATCATAAAGCTCAGCGTAGGTGGTGCGGGACACCGCCTGGCCGTAACACATCAACCAGAGCGATGGCGCGGTCGCGCCGGCGAAATCTACAACGGTTCCAACCTCGACACCCCGGAAATAGCCATGAAAGATCCATTTGTTGTCGGTTGAATTGTACGTGAACCTACAAACGCTACCGTAGGCCAATGCACGTGCCGGGATCGCCTTGCCGTAGGAACCCGCAATCGCCCTGGCACCAAGACCGTCCACATTGAGCGTCGGGTTTGCGCCGTTCGTCGCTGACATGCGGCACGAAACCTCAAGGCCATCGCTCAGGGAGGTGAATCCTTGGTTCGTCGTCAGCGTGTATGCGGTCGAAGTTCCGCCGGTGACAAGGTTGCCGGAGAGGTCATCGCGCCATTTCGCGACGGCCGCCATGACACCACGAACGGCGTTGTTCACAACGCGGGGTGACCATCCTTCGCGTGCATTGATCGTCACATCCGCATCGTCGTTGTCGGCTGGAGTCTTCGACCAGCTGAAAAGGGTCATCGGGCGCCTCCGTTCTGGAACATCGACACAAGGGCCTGTGTTTCGGGGCTACGCTGGTCGATCACGGTCTTCTGCTGCGGCGCGGCAGCCTGTTGCGAGTTCGAGAACATGGGAGAAAGAAGACCTCCGAGGAGATTCCCGAACGGGCCGCCAAGCGACACGCCAGACCCGTTCAGCTGAAACGGCGAACCGCCCTTTCCGAGCTGCGAGAGAAGCAAGAATGGATTCGCCAACATCTGAAGGTCGACGGACGGTTGCGCTGGCTGTTTTGGTTGAGCGGCGGGGACCTCCGTCCGGGTCGTCATCGACGGACTCACCGCACCGAACGGCACTTGAGACCCAAGCGAGAAGTTGTTCCAGTTGACCATATGTGTCTCCCTCAGGTTCCAAGCTGCATGCGGCGGTTGACGATCTCGAGCAGGGATTGCGGGTTCACTTGAGCCGTTTGAACGGGAGGAGCCTGCATGGGCGCCGGCTGCTGCTGCTGATTGGCAGCAGGCGCCTTGGCGGCTGACATCTGTTTGAACGCCTCCGAGAGAAGACCCTGCGCCTGGGTCGGCGCTGGCTGCACGGAGGTTTCCCACCCGCCCGGCGATGTTCCGAGGGACTGAGCTTGTGGTGTGATCAGGTTCGCGATGTTCATTCCGAACGGCATTGCGCCAGCTGCGCCAGGTGCAGCACTCATCCCTGGAATGCTGCCAATACCAGGAATTGCCGAGCCGCCAGCGAATTGACCTGCTGCCGTCAGTCCTGCGCCAAGGCCGCCAAGGCCGGCTGACGTTGCCGCGCCGCCAAGAGCACTGAGAAGCATTCCGATCATGATTAGGCACTCCCGAGTTGACTGCGGCGTTTGACAATGGCGAGTAGCTCCGCCGGATTGACGCGGCGCGTGTGAACGTATGGCGCTTGTGGTGTGGGTGCGTGGGGGATCTGCGGAGCTGGCGCAGCCTGCGCCATCAGGCTCTTGAAGGAATCCTCGTCGGGCGCACTGAAGAGCCTGCTGAGAAGACCGTCGGTCTCGCCAGAGCTGCCAGCAACCGTCGTCGGTGACGGCTCGCGGCCGGCGTTCGACAACATTGCGAGCGGCTTGGGTCCGAGTTGACCGGTTGCCGGATCAAACGTCTGCGATGTCGTCTGGGGTGATGGCGACGAGGAGCCCCCGAAATGCGCAACCTTGTTGTTCCACAGGCTGACAAAATCGCGCGAGGTGATGTTGTCGACGGAGCCGAACTTGGCCTTCATGGCGTCTGGAACATTCCCCCAGATCGCCTGCTTGGCCCAGCCAGGGCCCTTCTGCTGGCCCTCACCAGTCGAGTACATGCTCTGCCAAGCGGGCTGATCCGGATTGGCCCAGTGCGCCTGCGCGCCGCCCCACCCCTGCTGATGGATGAGGTAGAGATCGCCGTCGGTCGGATCGCGTCCATATTTGCGCTTGAAGTCTTCCGATTCCGCTTTGAGCTTCAGAGCTCCGGCATTCAGGTTGTCGTTCGGATCATAGATGTTGCCGCCGCCGTGCTTATTAAACTCGCCGGAAGAGAGCTGAAGGAGGCCCTTGTACGAGCCGGTCGTGGCTCCAGGGTCGCCGCCGCTCTCGATCCAGACGAACGTGCGAAGGCTATCAGGGCTGACCCCTTGACGCCTGGCGGCAGCTTCGATGGCTGCTTCAACGACGGGCGGAAACCGGCGCGCCATCAGTTGCCTCCAGCAAGCGACTTAGGAAGGACACCGAGCTCGATACCGCGTGTGATCACAGAGTCTGGGATCTCATTGCGGTTGATCAACCCCTGAGCAATTGCGCGACTGATGCGGACATAGCTATCGCGCTCGCCAATCGACATCTGCCCCTTCAGAGCGTCTGCGTTCTGAGCCGTGAGCGTGCCGACAGTCTTCGCAGCGGCCTCCCGATCAGCGTCAGACAGGTTCGTAGACCCGAACAGCTCCTTCACCCGTGCGCTCTGCAGCGCTGCTAGAGACGTCTCGAGTTCGTTGCGCGCCTTATTGGTGCCAGCGACCTCCGGGTCGGTCTGCCCTAAAAGGTTACGCACAAACTGAAGGCCATGAGACGGAACACTGGCGAGCGCGCTCACGATCTGGCCTGGCACGCCCCCACCGCCGCTGGAGTTTGTCGGCACAGCCCAAGGCCCAACAACATCACCGTACCGCTCGTACTTTTCGCCACCCTTACTGGTGTATGGCCTCTCAAGGGGCTGGTCGAGAAGGGTGCGCACCTCGCCGATACGCCGCGCCGTGTCGATCGCAGAGAGCGCTTTTGTGCGCTCCTCAGCATCAGCCTTACCAAGAGCATCCGCCTTCTTGTCGGACTCGAAGACCGGCGTGCCATCACGGTTCCAGAGATACCCACGACCATCTGGAGACAGCTTCTGGACATACCCCTGTGGCGGCTTCGGAACACCAGGGCCGATAATGAAATCGCCGGCAGTGTTCGCCGCCACCTCTGGCTTTCCAGCCGGCTGGTCATTGCTTGTGCCAAGCTGACGATCGGCGACGGCCGCCGCCCAAGCCTGAGATGTTGGGGAGAAGCTCGACGCACTGCCAGAACCCGTTTGACCGGGCAACTGTCTCTGGTCTGCCGACGTTGGCGCAAGAGTCTGAGCAGGTGCAGGAACGATACTTGGTGATGCAGGCGTCGACTGCCCGCTTGGCGCCATCTCTGAGCCCGCCTGAGGCTGACCGGAGAAGAGCGTGGCTGCAGGGTCGAACTTCCGAGCCCCCTGGTTCCAAACAACTGACTGCTCCTGCCCGTACGGCCCCTGGATTGTCTTAATGTCAGGTGCCTTCTGCGATCCGAGCAGACGCGGAAGCGCTTGAGAGGCCACCTCCTTGTTCATGACGATGATCTTTGCCATCTCGGGCGAGATCGGCTGACCCGTCTCTGGGTCCTTCTGCTTCAACAGCCAGTTGTACGTCTCGTTCTTGACCTGAGCCTGTTTCTCGAGCGCATCGTTCTGGATCATCATGTTGCCAAGCGCACCCAGGGGTCCGCCGGCGCCGGCGAGAAGCGCGCCAAGGATCTTGGTTCCGTCGAGACCGCCGCCGGCGTCATAACGGGGGATAGCTTGTGGAACTTGCGCCTTGGGTCCGCCAAGCATCGACATCGCCGCGCGTTCATCGAGCGCGCCAACAACGGGGGCTCCATTGTCGAAGATGGTATCCAGCAGTCCCATTAGTGCATCCCCCTGATTACCTTGGTGCCAGCAGCGATCTCAGCCGCACGATCGGTGGCGGCGAGGTAATCGACGAACTTGAAGCCGTCGACCTCGTGCACGGCGTCCGGAACCGCGCGCTCGACCTCTTGAGCCATAAGGCCGAGGCAGTAGACGTCGTTCTCGTCGTCCTTGTACGTAAAGCGGTAGATCGGCTGGCCATCGAGCAGGTAGCCGACGACCGCGATGTTCTTTTTTGCCCGCCGATCCGAGAGAGAGAGGCCGAAACTCGACGACTTCGACTTGGATTGTGAAGACGAGTCGCCACCGACGCCGGCGGCAGGCAGAAGCAACGATCCGAACAGAGCAAGGTTCTCGTACGGCAGCTGCTGGATCTGCTGATCCAGGTTCAGGATCTTGTTGGCACCGTAATCGCGGGCCTCCAGAGCCTTGTCGCCGAGCTGCAGGCCGGTCGAGCGAATGGCCTGCAGGATCTGGTCAAGATCGGAAAGCTGGCCAGCCGTCTGTGTCCCTGCTCCAAAGAGCGTCTGAGCCGCGCCCAACTGGTTCTGCTGCTGCTTGTTGAACTGATCGAGCAGCAGGGGCAGCTGCGCCTGGGTGACGCCACGGGCGACAGCCGTCTGGTTCGCACCAGACAGATCACGGCCGGCGCCGGCGAACATGCGGTTGATGCGCGACTGCACATCATCCCCCACTGTCTGTAACATCGCCGCAATCTGAGGGTTTGCCATCGGATCGAGGTAGTCGCCACTGGCATACTTCGACAGGCTATCCTGCAGGCTGGAGTACGCGTCCGTGACCATGCTCTTCTGGCCTGCGTTATCGTAGCCGAACGACCAGTCCGCAAGGTTGGTAATCTGAGGCGTGTAAGGATTGCCTTCGGCCGCGTTGCTTTTGAGGGCCGCGAATGCCGACATCTGGTCTGGCGTAATGTCGAGGTTGCCGACGCTGGAGATCTTGTCGACATACGCCTTCAGGGGCTCGACTGTCGGACCCCATGGGTCCTGATGCGTCGTCGCGCTCGTCTTGGTCTTGCTGCTGCCGAAACTCATTCCACGTCCCTTTCAAAACGATAGTTGCCAGGGGTGAATTCGTCGCCGACGATCCGAACGCCCTCATAGACGCGCTCAAGAGCGCGACGACCGACAAAGCGGACCTTCTCGCAACCGAGCTCCTTGGCGTGGTTGTTCATGGCGGACGACAGAGGCTTGCCCCACGTGATGATCCCCTCGCCGGCAAGAGCCGAGACATCCAGAAACCGCATGTCGCCATCACGCATGACGCTCGTCACAAAGGCCGCGCAGATCGCTCCGTCGGCGTAAATCGCCCAAAGATGGTATGTGCCGTCGAAAATCCCATCGAGAACGTCGGCAAGGGTCATGTTGCTGGCCTCAGCCAGACCCGCATAAAGCAGCGGCGATACCTGGCCCCACACCTGACCGATAACGGGCAAGGGAACCGGGATGATCTTGATGTCTTGCGCTTTCCCCATGATCAGCTCCCAATCCGATAGTCGAATGTCCGCCCCGTCGTCGCGCTGTTGGCGTGCGTGACGGTGAAAGAGCCCTGAGCCTTGGCAGAAACGTAGATCGTGCCGTTGCCGACCTCCGCCGCCGCGTTGGAGCTCGTCGCCTGGAGGAAGATTTTGCTGTCCGCCGAGCAGTTCGGCGCCGTGACGGTCGTCGAGGCGGCGTTCGCCATCACTGTGAACGAGCCGGCAGCGTTCGAGCGGCCTTCGAAAAGGTCGCGAACCCCGCGAATGATCTTCATGGGGCTCGTTTCGGACAGCGCTGGAACGGTTCCCGAGATGACACGGCCCTCCTTACGTTCGGCCCATGATGGTGAAATCGGGCTCGATGCCCTTGGCGAACGTCCATACCGTCCCGGAAGGGATGCGGATTTTCGCCCTGGTGTACCGGGTATCCCGAATGATCGAGCAGAACCCTCGACGCGCACTCATCGTGGTCTCGCTCGTGTATGAGAGAGCGGCATTCGTGGTCTCGCGCTTCGACACGCAGCCACGAACGTCCGAAGCATCCGTGATGGGATAGAAGCCGCGAACCTTCACGCGGCGGCCACTGCCGCTCTGCTCCGACGTCTCAAGGGTCGCCTCCAGGTTGTCTCCGGAGAAGAACCCAACCTTATGATTGGAACTGCACGCCGACAGCTTCGGAAGCTCTGACGTGCTGAATGCATCAAGGGATATGGTCAGTTCGTCTAAAGCGCCATCGACTTGCCCGCCAGAGGTGTACGCGTTCGCGAATGTCGAGCCCTGCAGGTCGATGTGCGTGCCGTCGATGACCGTGATAGCCCATGTACCATTGGCCTCCGTTGTGCCACCCACTGCATCCACGGTCTTGTAATCGCCCGTGGACCACCCGGACGTGCTCGACACGGTAAGCCGGATTAGCCCGGAACCGTTGTCGGCAGCGCCCGAGATCGTGGCGGCGCCGGGTGCGACCGCCGCCAAACCTTCCATCGTGATGCCTGGGTTTGCCAGCGTGGCAACATATTCGCCGCTGATGGTGAGAGGTCCCCAACGCTGGAGCACGTAGTTGTAAACGAGCCCCTTATCGAAGGTTTCCGTTGAGTTGCCGGCGGACTTGTAAACCCACATCACGATATTGGAGCCCGGATCGCCGACACCGACGACCAGGCGCACCATCGAGCTGTCGTAATCTTCGAGGAACGTGCGATTGATCATCTCCTCGCCGATTGGAAGAAGCTGACCGTCGCCCGTCGCCATCATGAAGCCCTTGGGCGACAGGAAGAACGCGCGATCTCCTGCCTGGCACGCCGAGTATGGCGCCAGGCAGCCGGTATCCTTGGCGATGCGCTGAATATCGAAGATCGTCTCCGAGCCGGGCGAGAACGTCATGCGCCGGATCGAAGTGTCTTGCAGGATGATGCCGAACTCTCCGCCGATCACAGGCCGCACGATCCCGCCGTCTGGGAGATCCTGGTAATCCGACGAGTTCGCGCCCGACGTCCAATTGTCGACTTCGTTCAGACCGCACCACTGGATGCGGTAAGGCTCGTCAGTGAGGCCGGAAAGCACGGCAAAACGGTTGACGATGGCAATGTAAGAGGCACGCGGCGGATTGCCTCCCAGATCAGCGAAGGCTGAGCTGCTGGTAAGGTTGAAGACCTGCGGATCGGCATTGGCCTGGACGGCGATGACATAGTCGTTGAACTGCCCGAAATGCCAGTTGCCGTCGGCAGGGAGGTCTGTGTAATCGGTAGCCCCCTCGGACACATCCGTCCACGAGAGATCCGTGTTGCTCATCTTGTAGATGCGGCTCTTGGTGGCTGCGAAGATCGTGACGGTGTTGTCGCGATTGTGAGCGCAAAAGAGTCCCCGGCACGGATTCCCGAGTGCTTTGGAGACCTCCTCCAGCGACTTGAAGGGTCCATACCCATCGGCGCGCGGCACGACGTTCATCACCGATGACGTGTATAGCGCGTCCAGGTCGCTGAGATCAGGTCTATACTCGCCGAACGGGAGAAGGCTCATTGGAAGGCCCTCACACGCGAGTTGGAGTCGCGGGTCAGGCGCGCCGTCTTGCGATCGAGTTCGTCGAGGGCCTCTCCTGCCAGGGCGAAGAACTTGGACGCTTTCTTATCGTCCGCAATGTCGTCGACGTGCGTGTAAAGCTCCGCCTTTGCCCGGCAGCGGATCAGAGCCTCGGCACTGGTCATCCACGGGTTCGATGCCTCGCTGTCGCTAGCAGGCTCGGAAATCTTCTCCACGCATGAAATCCGGACAGTGTAGACACCGCTGGGAATGGGGTGGAGCCTGATGCTCTCATCGAAGAAGCAGAAACAGGTGGGAATGTTTGAAGAGGTCGCCTCCCCGCCTTCAAACCATTCCGGATCGAGCTGCTCCATCGAATAGGTGCAGCCGCCAGAGGTGATGGTCAGGTAGTCGATCTTCTGGATCTTGCCGATGCTGGCGTTGTCAGACGCTGAATAGATGTCCTGCCCCTGCACGGTAGAGAACGTGAGGGAGCGCGTTTCGTTGTACCAGAAGCGTTTGTCCTGGTAGGCGTGGATCGCCGTCGAGATCGCGTCCGCAATCTGGTCGGGGAGATCAGAGCGATTGATCTCGTTGGCGATGCGCTTCTTCATGGCCCCCAGCGTGCCGGGCGTTACCGACTCCAGGTTGCTGCGGCTTGAGCGCAGAGTGGCGATCGCGTCGTCAATCTCGGCCTTGAGATTGCTCGCCATGGCCTGGTCAGGCTGGTCGAAGACATGGAGCACGATCTCAAGCTTGGCCCTGGCGCGGATCAGGCGCTCCGCCGTCGTCATCCAGGCATTGCCGGTCTCACTGTCATCCGCCGGAGCATCAACGAAGGATGAAGCGTTAAATGAGAAGCGCTGATACTTGTAGATGTCGATGGCGGTCGAGATCGCGCTGGCGATGTCGGTTGCGAGGTCATCCCGGCGGAATTCGTCGGCAATCCGTTGCTTCATGGTGGAAAGCGTTGCCATGGGCTCAGATCCTCGCCACTTCCCTTGCGGCACCGCAACGCCAACTCTCGATGTGCCAGTTTGGGTTCTCCTCCTGCCAGCGGGCCAGATGCACCATGGCGGGCATCATGCAGGCGTACGGAGTGGCCGCCTGCCCGACGTCCTCGAAGGTCATGGTGCGTCCGTTGCACTGCGCGCCGTGCAGGATTGAGCAGACCGTGAACGTGATTTCGAACATCACATGCTCCCCTTCTTCGCCGTCCGAACGACGACCTGCCAGCTGTTGAGATCCTGCTCGGTTCGGGAGATTCGCTCTTCGTTGTGCCTGAAACGCTCATCATGGTTGGCAAGCTGCCCCTTGACGGAGTCGTTGACGGCTCGCTGCTCTGCAATGGAGCCTGAGAACTGGTTGCTCGAGATGTAGATGATGCCGGCGCAGACCAGCGATAACAGAACTGACAGCGCCAGCAGGGTTTGCACCGACTTATGGAAATCGAACTTTGGCGCCGCATCCATTTTGTCGAAGCGCGACGAGAGTTCGCTGATCGCCTTGCCCACGCTGTGCTGAGTTGAGCGAAAGCCGTCGTTCACATCGTGCTGGAGCCGTTCCAACCCGTTCTCGACCCCCGCCATGCGCCCGGTAAGCCCGTCGATGGCGGCATCATGGTGCGCAATGGATGCCACCAGGCTCGCGTAGCTCTGCTGCGGGTTCCCGCTTGCTCTTTTCACACCGGAACTGTTCTTCATGATTGTCGGCGGGCTCCTCGATGCTCGGCGGCAAGTCATTGGGCGACTTAACGTCAGCCCTCGACCTCAAGCGTTGCTGTGAAAGTCTCTCCTGAGCCCGGCGCATAGGCTCCGGTCGCAACAAGAAGGCCGTAGATGGTGCTGTCGAGTGAGCCGAAATCGACTCCGATGGCTGTCGCCGCCGAGAATTGCTTGAGAGAGCCCGTTCCGGCTACCGCGCCGCTCGACATATCGATGGCAATCGACCCAAGAAGACTGGCTACCGAACTGATTGCGAACGCGCCGTTGTCACCATTTGTGACTGTCGGAGCAGCCGAGAACAGGTGAAGCGTGAAAGTGGCGACGGTGGCCGTTGTGGTCGTCTTGTGCAGGCGCGCCCGGCGAATGATGCCGGAGCCTCCAAGACGATAGAGAGAGAATGTGAGCGGGGTAACAGAACCCGCCGTGGCATTGTCAGCGACGAGGTCGTTGGCAGTGTACTGGGTCGTATTTGCGGGCCTCGAGAAGCTGCTGAACGGCGTAATGATCATTTCCATATCCCCGATTGAGTCAGGATGTCTGGAGCGGAGCAAATCCCCGCTCCGCTCCAGTTCCAGCACGCGTCACATGGGCAGGATGTATTCGACCCAGGCGATGCCTGCGCCGGCCGAGGCCGACGCCGTCGAGGTAACGGCCGCGAAGATCTCGGTGTCGGCCGTCAGATAGGCGCCGTTCGTGGTCGCCATTTCGTCAGCGGGGATCACACCGATGGTGCCGAGGGCGAGAGCCGAGCCGAACTCATCAGCATCGGCAGCCGTGCCAAGGTTCAGCGTATTCGTGGTGTCGCCGTTGAAGGCCGTTTTCACGACCACGCCGCCGCGAATGATATAGGCGCCAGCGGGAACGTAGCCGAGAGACACCGACGCGCCGTTATTGGCGTAAGTGACTTCCTTAGTCAGATAGTGAACCTGTGCGGTCGTATACTGGCGAGCCTGAGTGCCCGCGACTCCAGTTGGCATTGTGAAACCTCCTTATTCAATGGATGGAGTTAGGATCGGGATCAGGTCGAGGAGTAGGTAGAGATGACCACGGTGCCGTAGTCGGTGCTGTCGTACACAACCTTCTTCAGGCCAAAGATCGACCAGGAGCCGACCTCAAGCTTGCGGTCGTGATCTTTCAGCATCTCACTCCAACGGTACTTGCGGTCACCGCCGTAAGTTTTCATGCCGAAGGCCATGGCGGCAGCCTGCGCACCGAGCAGAACAGCGCGACGAGCCGTGGTAACAGAAGCGCCGGTGCTGGAATTGACGCCATGTGTAACGTCCTGGGAGCGGCGCAAAATCACGCCGGCGTATTCACCGAGAGAGCCGTTGTAGATAGGGTTCTCTTTTACGTTCACGCCCGAGTAGGCAAAGGAATTGATGTTTTTCCATTCGCCCTCGGCCACCGACGTTTTCATTTGCGTGATCTGACCCTCATGGAGGTAAGCAACATATTTCATGTTGCCGCCGACCATGACCTGACGGACGCTGGGCGAGCCGGTGCGAGCCGCCTCAACCGCCCGGTCGATGAGACCAACGGTGAAGGTGTCGCTATTGGAAAGCGACTGATCATTCGTCGCTGCACCTGCCCAGAGCTGCCGTGTGAAGCCAGCCTTGGCTGCTGGGGCCGTCACGGCATTCATGCCCGTCTTCTTTATTATTGTCTCGGGAGTGTAACCGCAGACCTGATTTAAAAATGACTTCGACTTAACGTCAGCCCACCACTCTGCGAGGCTTTTCTTGCACTCATCGCGAAGATCAAAGAGAATTCGCTGCTGGTCGACAGTGTGCTTGGAGGAAGCACCCACAACCATGCCCAGATCGTTGATCATGAGCTTGTCGGAGAAGAAGCTCAACGACTCTGCATTGCCCTCAGCAGTCTCGCCTTCTGTGAAGCCATCTCCTTTTGGACGGGCACGAAGGCTGAAAGTAACCTCGGACCCTGAACCATTCTCAAGCTCTTTCTTGACATGGATGATCGCATCGTCGTCTTCGCCCATGAGTGGAGCGATATCGAGCGAGTCTCGCTCTGCTATTGCGAGTTCCGCCGACCACTTTCTCACCGCATTATCATCGTTGACACCAAAGGTCGTGTAAGCCATGGGAAATACCCCCTGAATGAATCCGATTTTCTGATTGCGCGGTGTCGCTGCGCTCAGCGGAAAGGCTCAGGGGGTATTGCGGCGAGCACTTAGGCCGTGGCTCCATGACGGAGAGCCGCCCGAAAAGGCTAACGCGCCTTGATCGGTCCCATGCACGCAGGACACGCAACGCGATTACACTTCATCTTTTTGGGAGTTGTGGTCTTGAAGGTCGTGGCAGGCCTGGACAACCCGCTCTCTTCTCAACCACCCATCAGAGTTCGCTTCTGAGCTTTCGACAAGCCTTTGGTAGCCGCTTCGAACTCTTCCTCACTCATACTCGCCAACGCCTCCATTGTCAACGTTTTTGCAGCGCCTCCGCTAACATTTGAGAGAGATTGTGCCGCAATCTGAGCATTTTTTACTTGCTGTATCTTTTGAGACGCAGCCGACGCGTTGGGAAGCTGCGACGCGCCGGCAGGCTGAACTCCTGCAGGTGCTGCGAAGGGCGCATTTTGACTCTGAGCTGCAGCGGGTGTGAAGCCGCGAGCGCGAGCGAATTCATAGATCACCTCGGACGGTGACCGCCCGTTCTGCAAAGCCTGGATGACGAGTTGCGTCTCTTCATGCGCAATGAATGCGCTACGCCGAGCCGCGTCGACCATACCCGTCGCTTCAAGCTCTCTGTGCCGGTTGGCGATAAGGTGCTTGTAAGCGTCCTCAAAGTTCGGTTCCTTGCTCATGAAGCGTCGCGCGTCCTCATGATAGGCGTTCGTGACGCGCTGGAATGTTTCGCGGGCCGCCGTCGACTGCTGGACTTCGGACTGGCGCTGGAAGTTCCATTCGGACCGGCGCTGCATCTGCTTCGCCCAGCCGATGAAGTCGGCTTCCGGATCGATCGTCTGTTCTTCATAAGGGTTCTTGGGCTTCTGCTGATCCTGCTCTGCAGCGGCTGCCGGCCTGGTCTGGGCCTGAAAGGCCTCGTTCAAGATGGCAAGGCGCTCATCGCCCCTCGCAAGCTTCTCACGAGCCTGCTGAAGCTCTGTTTTCGTCGCTTTGTGCTTTTCCCGCTCTTTATGAAGAGCCTGGTGAGACACGAACTTGCCGTCCTTGGCGCGCGGTTTGCCGTCCTTACCGACGATGACGACCTCTTCACCGTCGTCATCGTCGTCTGCGTCCGTTTCCGACGGCGCACTGGCGTCGTTCTGAGGAAGTGGCGCCTGAGTGTCAGACTGGATGGTCGTCGGAGCAGGATTTTGAACCTGCTCCACCTGGGTGGTGCTGCCGAGAGGCGCCTGCTCCAGGGACTTCAGGAATTCTTCTTCTTCATCGTAAATACCCATGTCGTGCCCCTTTAGATTTCGTTGCTATTGTTGAATTGGTCATCCGCCAAAGCCACCTGATCGAGACGCGGGAGGGCCGCCCCAGGAGACCTTACCGGTGCAATGGCGTACTCTTCCCCGGTGTCACGGATGTCATTCACGGTTTTTGCGATGACACCGACCGCTTTCGCTTGCTCCGCCGCGTTCTTGATGCGGCGTCCTTCGAGCGCAGCCCCATCCAGCATGGCATTCGCAATGATGTTTTGGGCTTGCGCACGATCCTTCTCTGCGGCGGCGCGATCGCGATCGATCTCTGCCGCCTTCTTCTCGAAGCCAAGCTTCTTGACTTCCTGGGCCTCTGGATTGGGCTGCATGGACTGCTGCATGAGACCACGGATGCCGTCGACAAGCTGCTTGGGAATGCCTGGAACGTAGTCGAGCAGCAACGTTGCCACCTGCGGCGTCATCATATCGCGGAAAACCGGCAAGACGACCTGCAGGGCCGCCCACGTCTGTTCCTTGTTGTTCGGGCTCTGTGGGGCTTCGGAGACGATCACGTCGAACTCACCGACGACCTTGTCCTTCATGAGCCGAACAGCCTTGTAACCGCCCTCCGGTCCGAGAACGCGGATGAGGCGGCCATCCGACAAGTGGTTTTGAATGAAACTCAGGCGGGTCTTGCCGACTTCGACGCGGAACTGCTGCAGGTTATCGAAGATCGTCGCGAGGATGGTCATCGCCGCCTGCTTGCGCTGCGCCTCCAGCACACCGGGCTGCTGTGCGTCCCGCAAGCCCATCAACTCCATGTTGATGCCTGTAACGCGGGGAATCATGTCCATGGCCATCTGGAAAAGCTGGATATAGGGGCCGGCAAGCCCAACGCCGGGCTTCTCGCGGATCTTCCCTTTCCCCAGAGCGCCATTCTTGACCCATGTGATGGAATCTGGCCGCGCGTACGTCGATTCAGCTGAGCGCTGGTCCGTAAAGGCATCCTCTTCAGCCAGGATGCCGCCTTTTGCTGTCGTATTGATAATGTGCGTGGCCTGCGAGAGCCACTTGTTCAGCATCTTCTGCGGGTCCTCCATGGCATCGAGGAGGCCCGCGAAGCTGCCTGAGTTGTGATCCGGCTCTCCCGTGATGCAGTTCAAAGTGAAGCCATCGCGGCGCGGGCAGTCCGACTTCTTGAGGATCTTGCCGCCGATGAACGCCTGCTTGTAAACACGGCGGGTCTGCTCGACACTTTCGACGGGAATGTACTGACCCGTGGTCTCAGCATAGTCCTTGGCGGCCTTCACAAGCGCTTTGAGCGACTTGGAATCATGATCCTCGACCTGCCCTGTGAATGGGTTCGCGACGCGGTGGTATTTCTCGCGTTCCCACCACTGGACCTGCAGGATCGTTACATCGCCGTTGGTCGACGACTTACTGCCATTCAACCGCCGGTCGTCATTGGAATTCGGCTCACCGGGTCCGACGCCCATCGTCCACGTGCAGTTCAGATCCTGATCGAGGTGCCCGGGGAACATTGCACGAGCATCAACGATGTTCATGCGCCGCGCGCGCCAGCGGCGGCGGCTATCTGTGAGGTTCTGCGCCCGGGCGGAGCAATCCCACCACATTCCGAGTGGATCGAGCCTCTCTTCTATATACTTGCCGTCCGGGTCCAGTTCGAAGTCGAGACGCTCTTCGACCCAACCCATGCCGACCTTCAACACATCCTGGAATGCATAGGACTCCTGGTGCTTCGCACCGCAGCCGTCTGCCATCCAGTTCGAGGCGTCCGTGAGGGCTTCGTTGGCAACGATATCGCCCTCCTCCATTCCGCGCGGCAGATAGATGGTTTCGTGCCGTGTGTTGATTTCAATGCCGGCCACGGCCTTCAGGACGGGCGCCACGACGTTGATTGTGATGGGAACGCGGTCTTCGGATTCCATTCGGCCCCGGGCGGCCTTGCTCCATTGAGCGCGGCCACTTACGAAGTCGTAGAAACCCTTTGCGCGCGTACGCCATTCGGCACTGTGGGCCTGATCGGCGTTGAACCACTGACGCATGGTGATATACAGCTCAGTGTCCTCCAGGACGCTGGGCTCCTTCCTGCTGGCGCCGATCTCGCCATTTGGAATACCGTCATCGAATTGCACCACGTTACACCCCCAGCGATGCTTTGAATGTTTCAGCTATTTGCCGTGCAGCAGCGATCAGGTCTGAACGGTGGGGAACAACCTCCGTGACCGTCACGCGTTCGCCGTCCGGCTTTCGAACGATGAATGTCAGGCGCTGACCGAAGAGTTCGTCGCGCTCGTAACTCATTGTGGCGTGCTCGCAGGCGGCAGCATCGCCGAGCCCGTCCTGGAATGACTTCTTGACTGCTGATATCGACATCTCAACTCCCCCACGGGTCTCTAGGACCCAGGTGTGGTGTCCAATTGCGGTGTCCTTCGGCTTCGCGCTGATAGACACCGGCGGCAAATGTGAGGATGAACGCGTCGGCGAGGTCGGGAGAGAAGCCGAGGTCACGCTTCATATCTTTCTTGGAGCAGACGATGGTCTGGCCTGACGCTGTGAAGTCGTAAGTCGGCGTCGTCAGCTCGCTGATCAGGTCCTCACATCCCTCCTTGGGGATCGAGCACGCCTTGTTTTCGAACCACTCGCGGGCGGCGAACCAGAGAGCGTCGCGCTGGCGGTGGTATTTGGTGTCCGTGGCATCGTTTTCTGCGACATTGACGCCGTTGACCTTACCTCTGAACGGAGAACCCGGCTGATCGAGCATATCGACGACGCCAGCGCCCCAGCCGATGACGTCGACGCAGATCTCCTTCGGCTTCAGGTGGCTCGGGGTCTTGTTGTACTCGTTGATGATCCGGCCGGCGATCTGCGCCGTGTTCATATTCTGCATCACGACCGGCGGCTCGAGCAGGATGTTACCCTGGCGCTTTACGAGCGCCGTGCGGTCATTGCCGAAGCGGGAGATATCGAGACCCCAGACCGGCCAGACTGCGACAGGCTTTACATCACGCCCCTTTGCAGCCTCGACCCAATCGAGCGGAATGACGGTGTCGTCGTCTTTCGTCGGGAACTCGCCAAGAACGCGCACCCGATATTTGTTCGAGTCCTTGCCGTAGGAGGCAATGATGTCGGCGATGTGCGACGTGGCGCGTGGCACTGTCTCGCAGTTGATATGCCAGCATCTCCAGAGTGAACGCAGCCTGTGATGGGTCTGATAAAAGTAACCGACGGTGCGTGTCGGATTTGAGAACATCGCCGCCATCGCGCCCTTGGTGGACATCGAGCTCTGTGCGATTTCAAAAACGATGTCTGGAATGCCCGATGCTTCATCGATCAAAAATAGGATATGCTTGGCGTGGATGCCTTGCAGCGCTTCGGGGTTAGACTTGCTGGCTGTGCGCCGGACGACGAAGCCCATCTCGGGCTGCGCCTTGACGTACATGCGTTCCTCGTCGATCTGAATTTGATCGCGAAGCTCGGCCGGAAGCTTCCCGTACCACTTGCGAAGCTCTGGCCATGAGTTGTCACGGAGCTGGTTTTGGCTATTGGCCGTGAGAACGGCTTTGGCATCGTAGTGCGTCAGAACGAACCAAAGCGCCAAAATCGAGATGACGACGCCCTTGCCGACGGAGTGTCCGGCGCGCACGGAATGGCGCGGCTCGTTTGTTGGCTCGCCATTTGGGCCGATGAAGAACCCGTGCAGAAAGGCCTCTTGCCACTGCTCGAGCTGGTGCTGACCGTTTGGGTTCGGCGCGCCATACGGCAAAAAGCCGAGCACGCCAGTGGCAAACAGGTAAGGATCTCTATGGCTACCCAGCCACGCCTCTTGCCACGTCGAAAGCTTGGCTGCCGGCGCGTTCATACCCAGGCAAACTCCCCGAAGTGAGCGCCGTGCGATCGTCGTCGAAGGAGGAGATGTCGAGGTCCCAGCCAGGCGCGAAGGATTCCTGTCGCTGGACTATGATCCAGCGACTCATCGAGCCGTTCTTGCGTGATAGCTGCGACAGCAGCCTGAGCCATCTTAGGCGTCGCCTTGCTTTGGGGGAGCAAGGACTTGCATTCGCCGTTGCGACATCGGTGATATCACCGCAATCTGACGAATGCAAGTCAAATCACTACCGGAGATTGTTGGGATGAGAGTCCCAGTCCACAAAGAAGAGTTCGATCTCCTGGCGGCTGTGACGCAGAATATCGCACAAGGCAGATTCAAACTCGACGAGGTTGTCTTCGTTGTTGTCCCGTTCGCGTTCTCGAATGCACTCCACTGTCTTGCCGCCCGGCCGTCCTACTCTTATCCGCCATTCCTCTTTGAGCGTGTCGGGGTTGGACTTGGTTACGATCTTCTTCGTAGTCAGCGCCTGAACAGAAAGCCCGAGCCGTTCCAGCATCTTTCTAAATTCGTCACGTTCGCGCTCTAAGGGCGACATGCCAATCCCCTTACCTGTTCGGCGTTTTGATCTGACGTTTGATGTAGCGATAATCGCCCTCGTCACCGCCCATGTCGGCGTGCCACTTCCAATATGATCGGTGCGGGCCACCGCGCTCATCATCGTACAGGGTCCGAGTGATCGTCTTTTCGGGGAGAACGCCATGGGGCAGCGTAGCCACGAAGGGTCCCAGGCCCTCCGGCGTGAAAAACCTCACCGTGAACCCGGCTTCATCAATGAAGATGACTTCACAATTCCGAACGGTGCCATCGACCATCGGAATTGAGATGTGCGCGCCGGTATGCAGGATGTCGACACTGTTCATTGGGTCCTCTCCAGCTCGAGGCGGACAGCTCCATTGGGGCGGGCAGCAGCTGGCTTCTGAGGTTCAGGCACGCCAAATGCTTCAACCATCCCCTCCATGCGGCCGATCTCCCGCCAGGTGTCCCGCTTCGACTTCCCTGCCGGGAAACGAAACGTGCGGAACTCCCCGCCGATGACGATATGAAGCTCAACACCCATCCAGCGGTACTGGCTTGGTCGGAAGCCGAGCTGCTTGAGAATGGAACCGACCTCGCTCCTGACTTCGGCCTTCTTCATTGCGGGTGCCCCATATTCCCTGAGCCGATCGCCTGCCAGCACTGCGCGAACGCTGCCGTGGCATCGTGCTTCACTTCGATCTTGTCGGAGTAGTCGGTGCGGAAGCGGTTCTTCATCTGAAAGACGAAGGCGACGCCGTTGAACGCCTTGCCCATCGTCAGCCCGCGCTGACCAGCGTCTTCCCACCACTCCTGCGCCAGAACCTGGCTAAACTTTACGGCTTCGAGAAAATCTGGGTGCCGCTTCTGCCATTCCAGGAACGTGTCGTAGGTAACGCCGAGCCGGGCAGCCATTTGCATTCGGCTCTTGCCCTGTTCTCCAAGCTCGAGGACCAAATCGCAGAAGGCGGGGTCGTATTTCGAGGGTCTGCCGCGCTTTCTTTTCGCCTTATCCGGCTTCGGCGTGTTGCTCGCGGGCGCAGCGGGCGCCGTCGCGCTTCTTTTCTTTGTGCTCCTTCGTGCCATAGCGCCTCCCCTCCTCAGCTCGAGCTGGAGGGTTCGACCCTGATGGGATTACATCCATCCAGAGTCATGATGTCGCTTGCCAGGCCGGAGATGTCGCCAGCGTTATGGGTCGAGGAGCCCATCTCAAGGATTGCGTTGCGCAGGCGGCCGGCAAGGCGAGCACGCGCGGTGGCGAGTTGGGCCGGCGTGACATCGACATCAAAGCCGCCTTCGGTCTTCTTAGCTGCCATTAGAGTTCCTCCACGAGTGAAATGGTCCATCCGGGACCGAAATGAATCGTCTCCTCGCCATAGAGGACCGGGCTATCTTGCGTGGCGACGCGAGGGTCATGCCCTGTGGGCGTGACCTCGTAGCGGACGCGCTTGCCCGGATCGACCTCAATGCGGAGAAGGCCGGTAGCTGCATTTGATGAGAGTGAAGGCCCCGACGACACGGCCGTGCTTGAGGCCTCGATCGTCTCTGAGCCGAGATAGGGCGCCTTCAGCAGCCAAACGGAATTTTCTCCGCGAGAACCTGCGTATGACGCAACCGGGAGCGCGATCATGCCTGAGAAGCTGAAGCAGCGGACTTTGGTCATTTCCTGCCTCCCTTGGCCTTGGCGGCCGTCTTCTTGGATTTCGTGATGAGAGCCTTCGCGCGTGCGCTCTTGGGCACGGGCGCGGGTTTGGCTCGGCTGATGCCAGTGAGCTTTGCGTGAGAGCGGCCACGGCAGATGTTGGCGATCGCCTGTTGTGATGCGTGGAAGCGCTCCGATAGAGAGTTGTATGACCAGCCCTTCTCGAAGCGCAGGAAGACGATCTCAAGGACTTGCGCCGGGCGAAGGCGTCCGTTGCGCACCCAAAGCTCGGTGCGGGTCGCGTAATCGCGCGCGTTGTCGATAGGGGTGCCGATATAGAGGTGATCGGGATTTGCGCATGCCTTGCAATCACAGGTGTGCAGGACGTGCTGGCCTTCAGGGATCACACCCTTGAAGGTTTCATATGAAACGCGATGCGCGTAGCGCTTTCGATCTGTGTTGTGGATGCGACCGTAGCCATTGCCTGGGTCGATCGTGCCGGTCCAAATCCAGCAACCGGAATCCTCGGGCTTTACCCTTGAGAGGATCGACTGGATCTTTCTGTCATCGGCAGCGGCGCGGGATGCGCCGACGAACCTTTGAAAAATGCCCATGATGCTTGTGCTCTCGCTGTTCGGGACTCAGAGGCGCGGGAAACACCCCTGGGACAGACACAGAGCTCGCGGGATGGGGCCGACCCTCCAACATCCCAAGGAAGAAGGTCGGCCCCGGTTTGCGCGAGAGCTGCGCAACTCGTAATCAGCGTGTCCAGCGCAGAAGACGAGCGATCAATCGAAGTATTGGCAACGGCGAAGCAGCCCTTTCCCCGAGTAGATCATGGTTAACGGTAGAGTGTCGGTCAAAATCAGGCAACAACTTTTCTCTTGCCAACCCCCGATATGGGTGCTATCATATTGGGTTTGTCTTGAGATATGCTCAGATAACGTCATGAAATTACTTAGTTATTTCTGTTCGTTTGGCGTAAACTGAGGCAAGTTGTCGCATGATAGTTTTGTGCTGGATTTTGACATGATTTTTGGTAACGCGCGCGCGAGAAACGATTCGTTCTGCCAAAGTGCGTCGGATCAGCTTTGCGGTGTGTCTTCCGCCTTGAGCTTGGTGGCGCACGCGGGAGATTGCGTGCCGGCACCTGAAGACACGCACGGCAATCGGCTAGACTTCAGATCATCTCAGCGGAATGCGGATGCGCGTTGCCGAAACCTTTGGGGACTTGGTGCCGAGCGCTCTTGCTATGATGATGCCGGTTCGTGGGTTGTGGGAGCTATCGATGGACGATGCTGCTGAGCTCTGGCCGTTCGAGGGAACGATCCCGTTTGACATCACGATCGGAATGGTCGGGCTGACAATCTGGCGTAAGGCTCGTGTTGTGTTCAAGGCGAGCCCTGACTTCGAGTATTTAGATTGCGCACGGAAGAAATTGCGAAAAGGAACGGGCATCGCTCAGTACGAAATCGAGGTGCTCGGTGCGTCGAATGATTCGACGGCGAAGCTCGAATGGTTCGGAGTTGCAGATCTAATCAGCGAGCAACTGCTTGAAACTGAAGGGTCCGAACGATTCCGAGAGTTGATCGAAGAGGAGTGCCGGCGCATCGACTCCGAGCGTCGCGCCAAGTTCAATAGTCAAGCCTGCCCTGACTATTGAAATCGCCGTGCCGAGCCGTTGGACAAGGCAAGCTTGACCTTCCCAACCCTCTTCGAATCAATCGACGCGAACACCGAATGATCCGAACGCAAGCACCGAATGATTCGATGCACAGGAAATCGCTGACAACACCCACCGGGCCATTGACGCACGTGGCGGCGTGCCAGGTCTCAAGAAATAGGTTTCACCAACAACACACCGACTCCGGAGCGCACTGCCCAAAGCGATGTGTTGACATCTGTCATGAACCCGTCCCGCTGAACGGGACGGGTTGGTCGCAAACCCGTCCCGTTCAGTGGGACTAGTTTGGTCTTCCACCCGTCCCGTTGAGTGGGACGGGTTTTGATACAGAACTGTTGATTTTCCTTGGTGTTTTCGCGACCCAAAAGCGTGGCGCATAAACCCGTCCCGTTCAACGGGGCACCTTGTGTAGCGGACGGGTCCGGTGGCCAAAAGGGATGCCGGAAGCGATTGAAAGACTCGTCTAGCCGGAAGCTGAAATCGAGGCGAGAACCTAGCGCTGAAATGGGCACAGATCGCACGGAGCGAGTCACCGGGCGGCTTTCTCAACCTAGTGGCACATGGGTAGCCGCGAGAAGCAAATCCCGCTCAGTGACTCGCTATGTCAATGTTTATGTTGAGGCAGCAACCACTGCATCGCCATCAACCTCCGGCTACCGACGATCCGCCAAAGCATCGAAGCCGACATCAACCCCTTCGCTCGTGCGCACTCGCGCGTTTGCGGAGTGAGCGGAGAGAGAGAAGGAAGGTGGTTATGTGATCGATTTTGAAGGAGAGGGGGATATAGGGGGAGAGGGAAGGTCCAGGAAGGGAGAGGGGGAAAATGGGGAGGGAAACTTTTAAACCCCTCGTGATTTCACAAGGGGTCCGACCCCTTGTGATTTCAAAAGGGGTCGATCGCAAACAATTGATGCGACTCGATAATCAGCAGACCCCTTGTCATTTCGCAAGGGGTCCACCACCCCTTGCCGTTTCGCAAGGGGTACCCCTCTCCGCACGACAAGGGGTCAAGTATTCTTAGACTCATCATGAGCACGTAGCGCGAGACAGCGCGTCGCGATCGAGTTGTTGGATAAGCGCCCACGGTTTCGAACTGGCGTGATGTTGACGCGCACCCGAACACATCGCTACGACCAGCTTACGGAGCAAATGACGTTCAATGCCGGTCAAACGGCACTTGACCCGAAGTTGGAGACATATCCTTGAACTCCGAAAACGAAACTCCGATCGCTGCCTGGCCCGCCGTAATGACGGCTTCAATCGCTGCTGCTTACCTGGGCGAGCCGAGTCCTCAGGCCTTCCGCCGGCGCGCAGGAAAGATCTATCCTCGCGGAATAGTCATTCGTGGTCGACGAGGCGAAGTATGGCTGCGCGAGGAACTCGACAAGACGATCCGGTCCATGCGGGGCAACGCCGACGCCGATTGGGCGGACGAGTTATGAGGCCGGAGAGCTGGCCCCGGTACATGCGCGAGCGCAAGCTGCGCAATGGTAGCGTGGCCTACTTTTTTGAGCCTCCGACGGTCTTCCGGCGCGCTGGCTGTCCTGTGCATGCACACCCGCTTGGAGTGCACTATGGCCCCGCATGTGAACGGGCGAAGATGCTCAATGAGCAGCTTGATGCCTGGCGGTTGGGACGTCGCGAAATCTACGTCGAAACGGCGGAAGACATCTACGGAACGCTCTCCTGGCTGTTCAAGAGTTATCGCAACAGCTCCGCCTTCAAGAAGCGCGTCTCAAAGCGCTCCGAGTACGAATATCGGCGCGCAACGGATCGCATCGAGGACATGGTAACGAAGAGCGGCCGACGTGTCGGCGACATGCCGCTGAGTGCGATCGACGCGCGGATCGTCGATCGCGTGTATGATCGTCTGCAGATCGGGCCGCGCGGCAAGCGGCTGCGCCAGGCGAACCTTTCGGTTGATATTGCGCGACGCGCGTGGACTGTCGTCCAACGCCTGGCGCCGCACACCGTCCCAGCGCACAACCCGTGGATCGGCGTGTTGCGAGATTTGAATCGGAAAACGAAGCCGGCCGCGACCCGCGAGGAAGCCTACGCGCTCGCGGAGAAGTTGCGAGAGATAGGCGAGCCGCATCTTGGAGCGGCAGCGCTGATCTGCTTCGAGTGGCACCAGCGGCCTGAGCACGTCCTCGCGGGCGAGATCACATGGACGGATTACCGGCCCACCCATCGGCCAGTGTCAGTCCTGATCCGCCACCCCAAGACAGGTGCACAGGCCTGGTTGCCACTCGAAGCCTTGGATGAGCGCGGCGAGCGCGTGGTGCTTTTCCCAGAGCTCGAAGCCTACCTGAGCAAACTCCCTCGCCTCGCCGTTGCGATCGTCGTGACGAGCGGCAAGCGTGGACCGGCGCGGCCGTACAGCGCCGAATACGCTCAGCGCCGTGTGCGAGAAGCAAGGAAGCTTGCAAAGCTCGGCAGCCACGTCACGCTTGATGCTTGCCGTCATGGCGGATTGACAGAGCTCGGGGATGCCGGCGTCACCGAGTTCGAAGGTATGTCGTTGTCCCAGCACAAAACGGCGTCGGCGATGCGCCTCTATGTGAAGAAAACCGAGCGGCAGCGGCTGTCGGGCGCAATGAAGCGCAGGACTCTTGTTGAAGGAACGAAGTCGAGAACGTAA